TCACTCTGCGCCTTTCAGGATTTGACCGAGTAGCACCCGCAGCGGCGCGGTGCAGCGAGCGAGCCCAAGCGCCATCACCGCCTCGCCCACCTGTTCGCGCGGCACGGCGCGATCGGTGAGGCAGTGCCAGAACAGCGCCGCGATCTCGGCCAGTTTAAGCTGTCCGGCACCCGCCCGCTCGACCAGCGCGAAGAGCGGGCCGAGTTCCTCTTCGGCCCGCACCAGCGCGTCGAACGTCGGACGAAGCAGATGGTCGTGTCCGGCGATCGGGAGCGAGGCTTCACCGCGCAGTTTGTTCGCGCTACCGCCTTCGGCTGCTTGAGCGCGGGTCGCACCATTAGGGGTCACGACGGCACCACCGCGCCGGAACTTTCCAGCTGCATGGAATAGGTCCGCTCACCGTTGAAATCGCCCGAATAATCGAGCCGCTGGACGAGGAAGCGACCGCGCATCTTCGCGCCGTCTTCGAAGCTCAGCTCGTACTGGTCGAGCGTGCCCGCCAGCGCATGGGTGCGGACCCGCGCTTCGGCATCCGAACCGAGGAAGATCCCGCTCGCCGAGACCGAGACGGAGCGCGTGCCCGCCCCGGACAACAGTTCGCGCCAGCCGCCGGACTGCTTGTGCGTGACGACCACGGTGTCGCCATTGACGCTCATCTGCGTGGTGCGCAGCCCGGCGACGGTTTCGTAGGATGGCGTAGCGGCGCCATCGCCGATCTTGAGAAGGAAGGCAGCGCCTTTCTGGGCGGTCATGGGTAGATCTCCTTTTTTGTTTTTCGCACGCCATTCGGCGTGCGATATCCTCGCGCCTGACGGCGCTGCGGGCGCGCGGTCGCGCTTGCGGACCCTTCGGGTCCGAGCTCCGCGACCAAGCCGAGATGTTTTGATGGGAACGGTCCGCGGCCAGCGGACCGCAAGGCCACGCGGCCGCCCCGCAGGTGCCCCGGAGCGAAGCGCAGGGAACAGCACCGAGGACGAACCCGCGGAGGCTGGCTCGAAAAACTAATTCTCTTCTAAAAGCCGAAACCGGTACTCGATCAGCACCGCTCTCAATCCCTTCGCTCGCCGCTCCGCGCGGCTGCGCAGGAAGTGTGTGCTCACGATGCGATAGCTCTGCTGGATCGGCGCCATGGTCGCCAAGCGGCGCTCGATCATGGCGATGGTCTCGGCCGTCGCGGCTCCATCATCGGTGCGATCCGCCAGTTCGAGCGCCACCCGCACCTCGCGGCCCGCAAAGGTCTTGCCGCTCCAGTCGGCAGCAGCGCTCGCGGCGATGCCGAGCCACGGTGGGCTGGCGGCGACGGGGCTTTCCTCCTCGACTGCGTTGAGCCGCACGGTTAGCGCGGGATCGGCGCGCAGCCAGGCGATCAGATCGTTGCGAAACAGGGCTTCCATGGGTTGGGTCTCAATTCGCGAACAGGGGCCAGAGATAGGGGGCGGAGCGCCAGCGATGGCCTTCGGGGCGCCGCTGTCGGGCGCGGGCGAGGCGATCGGCGCGCGCGGTCAGCGCGGCGGCGAGGCGGTCGAACGGATGTGTCGGCGCGCTCACAGGCGGAGCGTCCGGTAAGGTCGCCACAGCGCCGCGATCGCAGCCGGCGGAGGGCGATCGACCCCGCCGTCCCGCTCGCGATATTGCCAGGCGGCGAAGCGGACGATCCCTTCGGCGAGCGCGGAGGGTAACCCGGCCCAGTCGGCAGGCATTGCGCTGGGCTCGACGAAGCGCGCGCAGGTCTCCCAGCCCGCAGCCAGCAGCCGCAGCAGCAACGCATCCTCGCGCGGGCCGGAGATCGCGAGCCACTCCTTCAGCGCAGCGAGCGGCGCGCCCGTCAGATCGGGCACGACGATAAGTGTCGGCATGGGCGGGTCCTTGAAAGAGAGAAAAAGGGGTGGGGGAGGACAGGGGGTATCCTCCCCCACCGACAGCGCCGCTGGAAGACTATCCCGTCAGGCGCGAGGATAGCCACGGCCGCGAAGGCGGCCGCCGGCGCTTGAGGCCAAACGAAAGCTTAGGCTTCGATTTTCAGCAGCTTGATCGCATTCCCGTCGAGCACCTGGCCGCCCACCCGCTTGGTGGCGTAGAAGTGGACGAACGGCTTGTTGGTGAAGGGATCGCGCAGGATCTGCGTCGCGCTGCGTTCCGCGATCAGATAGCCGTGGCGGAAATTGCCGAAGGCGATCGGATAGGCGCTTGCCGCGATGTCCGGCATGTCCTCCGCTTCGACCACCGGATAGCCCAGCAGGCGATCGGGCTGCCCTTCGACGAGGCCCGGTTGCCACAGGAAGGCGCCATCGGCGGTCTTGAACTTTCTGACTTCGGCCAAAGTCGCCGAATTCATCACGAAGCTCGCGCCCTGGCGATGGCCAGCCTTCAGCGTATGGACGAGGTCGATCAGGGTGAGATCGGGCGCAGCGCCCAGTCCCGCCGCATCGCCGCTGCCGATATATTGCAGCGCGCCGAAGGCCCGCGTGTCGTCCGCCGCGATCGTTGCCGGGGCGGTCAGGAAGCCTTCGGGCTGGT